CTCTTGATCAGCTTGCATTCCCTTTTGATTTTTTCCCCAATACGTTGGGATGAATGGATCTTCTTCAACTTTTTTTAACATTTTTTCAACAGGAATCGCCCTGCTTGAGGCACTGTTTCGAGAAAACATCCTATGCGTGTTAAATTCAGCCAAAACTATCCTGGGAAAGGTCACCTCCATCGTCGTCAATCTCGCACCACGAGGTGATAAGCTATCTTCAAGAATTTTTGCAGCATATGCCATTTTCTTTATCCTCCATACACTCGAACACACTCACGCATCGTGTTATCATGGATCTCAAGGACTTTTGGAATCGATCCATCACGCTCTGTCTGGTAACCACCAGCCAAATTCCAGGCAACGGGCACACCCTTTGTCTTAAAGGCTTCAAAAACAATCGCATCACGAAGACGTAGTTGTTCTGTTGTCAACCAACCACCATAAGGATCATTGATGTGTGGGTCTGCCCCAGCTTGATACAACACGACATCACAGTCCGACATCCAGTCTAAGATGCCCGGTAGTTGTGAGAAGAAATCATCAACTTGGCTCACGTCAACAAACGTTCCTCCACCTGTGAAGTGTTTGATCCACTTGGACGCCTTTAACTTATGAATGATGTTATCCGTGCCGTTACCATAGTGCATGTCAAGGTCGAGAATCCCAACCCGTGAAGCACCTTCTTTTTGCAAGACGAGCGCCGCAACCATCAAACCGTTAAACGTACAAAATCCCTGAGGGGTATGATGTTCAGCGTGATGAAAACCAGAGCATGGAGCACAAGCAACGGCTCTTGTTTTGATCGCATGTCGAGCCGCAGATAACATCGCACCAGAAGTAAATGGTAGTGACATAGCAACGTCTGGCGAACGGTTTCCAAATCCGTTGTTGCATCGCCCCGCCAACACATCTTCTACGTATGTCCTGTCGTGCGCGAGCGTGAGTTCATCAACCGTAACCGGCTCAGGTTCTTTGACATCGATCACAAATTTCTCTTGCCATGATTCAACAACTTTTGCTGGCTTGGCCGCGCTGGGCGAAAGACTTTGGCTGTCAGCCACCATCTTGGGTGTATAGAAAACAACGATAGGTTTGATAACTGTTGACACCATCTTTAACATGAAGGTTTTTCTTATGTCATTCTATCACTGTTTAAGCAACTGTTCACGTGCCCTACCCAAAGCAGCAGCTTTGAAGATCTCTGACCTTGAAAACAGGTCTCTGAGACGATCGTAATCGTGTTCACGTAACAATGTCGTATCGAACTCATACCTCTGTGGATTACAACGACCAAACACATACGAAACAGCGATCCAGATCCTTCGATACCAAGGCCAGACGTCATTTAACCGTGTTTCCATCCACATCTCACCATCAGTCGGATCAAGCGAAAACCTGATCACATGATCTGGATGGTCACACTGACACTCTACATACACATGTTCGTTATCGAACGATTGCATGAAACATAACATACTACATCTAGTTGAACGTGTTTACACTTTTTGGATGAACGACCAGATCTGATCCTCAAGCAAGTCATTGGCTTTTTCTTCAAGTTCATCCAACACTTCATTTGCAGCAGCGATCGCTGATCGACTGTCGATATCAGTGACCGATTTGTTCATCAAGATGAAACGCTTGATGTGTTGCCTGATCTCATCAACATATCGCTCTGTCGCTTGACGTAGGACAAACGTCGGAACACCACGAAGGTATTCTTCACGGATAACACGCCTGACGTCACCAACACGTACCTTCATTGATCAAGCTTTTCGATAGTATTCGCCTTCAATCAACTTGTTTTCAATCTTATAGATCAGGTTCTGGACCTCGTTATACAACTCTTCACTTGCTTCATCAACCTGATATTCCCAAGCTTCAACACCTGTCAACTCGATAGATGGATCATCTGCACCCGCAAGATCATGCCAAGAATTACCAACCACCATACAAAGATTGTCGATGGCGTCAATGGGTCTACGTCCTGCAATACCCGCGCCCAACGTTTCAACGGTTGGTTTTTTTTCAACGGGGGGGGTCCACAATGGTGAACCAGGCTGGCGTCCCTCAATGGCTTCCTTGATTAGACTTCTAACTTGACGCTTATCAAGCTTAACAACTTTATTCTTCATGATCCACCTTTTATCTGTTTATGTGCCTGGACCCACGCCGTCTTCACGGTATCGTTGATCTTAGCAACGACCTGCTCAACCGCGGCATTTGCGACTTTTTCAATCTGCTGATAAGCTGCGTCATCGAACTCTCGTGTCTCAGAGTTATACTTGTCTGCGCTCGCCAATGTCAAGTTCATCACAAGTCCACTCTTAAATGAGTTTCCAATATCTTTCATCGCCGAAGCAACGCCCTTTTTGTCAACTGGATCTTGAACAGGTTGGTTGTTCTTAAACACGGACGGTGAGACAGCAACCTCACGTAGCAACTTTCTTAATACGCTATATCTGATAAACATCATTAACCTTCCCACTCTTCATTTGCCGGATCGACGATTTTCATCAAAACTCGTGCAGCATTCTTTGCATACTCATCAGCGGCATGCATTACACTGTTATGAAATTCCATCTCTGCATCTTGCATGTCATCATTGCTCGATCCATCGAGAATAGATTGAACTTCTTTTAAGGAAATCCATCCCAGGCCATATTTTTGTGTCTCTTTATATAGCCTATCGACGACATAACGATGAAGCTTCATATTCATCTTGAAGATTGATTCATCAAACATGTCAATGTTCTCTTCAACGAGATCTGTCATCGCTTTTTCAAGCACGTTGACATTGACTCGACCTTCCATCCCACGAAGAGAATCATGATCAACGTCTGCTTCATTCAAAGAAGACAATTGAAGGTTTTCTTCACGAGAACGACGAGCTCGCGATGCGAGCTCCATCTCTTCTTTGATCACTTGGTTTATGAATGATACTTGACGTCCAGAAAGTTTCATAGATGACACCTTCTGTAATTAGGTCACTCAAACGAAGTTTAATGACAACAAAATCATCCACACTTGCTTGCACCACAATCACCACACGTAGAGCACCCTTGTTGATAGTATACATTTGTGCTACCACACTGGGCACATGTCTTTTCTGTGGTCACTTTTGTACCGTCGGGTATGTAGCTCTTGCTCAAGACACGAGCAATGACGTTTGAGAATGACGTGATGTCACTATGCTTATCTTTCTTTAATTGTTCACAGAGATACTGCACTGGGACGCCATGACGTAAAGCTAACGATATCGTCCTTGTGAATGCACCATACACTGGACTGTCAAACAGATTGACGATGTCCTTAAACAGCAACACATCATCGTCTCCAATTGGAATCTTCAGGTTATACGTTGCAATTCCATCTTTATTTTTGCCGTTCTTGATGAGGGTCCCTTCTTTTGCTTTTCTTGGGACTTCAACGTGTTCCTGTAGACCTGCAAAGATCTCATATGGATGACCGTTCAACAAACCTATCAAGACAAGGTACGTTTCTCCTTGAACTGTTGCTCGTTGTATGTCGCAGGGAAGCTCACGTGGACGTTTTGGTGCGTGGGTCTCAACAATCATGATAGGTTGACCACGTGAATCAGATTCTTTCACGATCACAGCATCACGTGAACCTATCCTATAGATCGTTACGCCCTTACAACCGGTTTCCCAAGCGTGCATACACAGCTTTTCTACGGTTTCAGTCGTTACATCTTCTGGCAGGTTTGTTGTGTTTGAGACGCTGTGACACAACCACTTTTGGGCTGCTGCTTGAATGTCTATCTTCTTTAACCAGTCGATGCTTTCAACCGTTGAACCAAAATAGGGTGACTTCGATTCATCATGCTCACCAGTAACCTCTGACCACTTTGCTACACCGTGATGAGAGATATCATAATGTTGCCACTTATCACCTGACTTATCAACTTCGTCAACGCGAGCTTGTTTATCGCTTGGGTTGACTTTTCTCTTTCTTCTTGCCTTTAGAAATAACACTGGTTCACACCCAGACGTTGTTTGTGTCAATAATGACGTAGATCCGGCTGGCGCAGTTGTTGTGTTAGCGATGTTTCGCCTACCGTGTTTTTCATACATCATCCTCAATTCACGATCTTCAGACATGATTTGTTCAATGAACACGTGATTCTTTTCAACCTCGAGCGAAAAGATCGGAAATGGACCTCGATCACGAGCCATCATAACTGACGATCTATACGAATTAAGCGCTAACGCCTTGTAAACTTCTTCAGTGAGTTTAATGCTATCGTTAGAGCCATACTGAAGATTGAGATATGCAAACGTATCACCAAGTGCAGTTATTCCCAAACCAGTTCGTCGACCGTCTATGGCAACTTTTTTGATCTTTTTCCATAGGTTTAATTCAACAGTTTTGATGTCTTCTGGTTCTGGATCGTGCTCAATTTTATTGATGATTTTATTGATCGCTTCTAACTCAAGATCAACGAGATCGTCCATCAATTTTTGTGCTTTTTGTACAACATTTCCATATCGTTGATAATCAAATCTTGCGCTTGTTGTAAATGGATCAATCACAAACTTTGACAAATTTATCAACAATAACCGGCAACTATCCGCCGGTGGTAGTGGCAGTTCGCCGCAAGGATTTGTTGATGATGTTTTAAAACCAAACTTAGCATATGCATCAGCAGGTGAACGATCGATGACTTGATCCCAAAACAGCATACCTGGTTCAGAACAATCACGCATCGCTTTTACGATGTTTTGCCAGACTTCACGTGCATTGACCATCTTTGAAACAATGTGTTTGACATCTTTATCAACTGGGAACCTTTGTTCATACTCTTTGTTGTCTTTTACTGCCTGCATGAATTCATTCGTCATGCGAACAGACACGTTGGCACCAGTTACTTTTTTACGATCACGTTTTATGTTTGCGAACGTCAACACGTCTGGGTGATGAACAGAGATCGTCAACATCAAAGCCCCTCTACGACCCTCTTGTGCAACTTCACGACACGAATTTGAATATCGTTCCATGAAGATGCCGCTGCCGTCTGTCGTCCTCGCGGCATTTGCTGCTGCAAGACCCTTTGGTCGGATCGTAGAGATGTCAAACCCAACGCCCCCTCGGCGTTTCATGATCTGCACCTGTTCTTGGTCGGCCTTCATTATGCCACCATATGAATCATAGGGTGACTCAATGACAAAACAGTTTGATAACGACTGAACCTGAAACTTGTTTCCGATCGCCGACATTGGACCGCCTTGCGGCACAACCTGCCAATCAGATAACATCTCATAGATCTCATCTTCTGACAACGGGTTAGGATAGTTTGCTTCTATACGAGCAAACTCACGAGCTAACCGACGGTGCATGTCAGTTGGCGTCTGTTCATACAGGTTTCCTTCAAGATCTTGAAGAGCGTACTTTCCCGAAAAAACATCCGCGGCGAGCTCGTCGCCTTTAAAATAATTTATCGAAGCACTCCGTACGTGATCATACGAATACGTCCTCATCTATTGACATTCTCCACTTGCATTGATAACGTGTAATTCACCGATCTTCACGTCATAACTATGCGTGTCACGGTATGCAATAACTATTCCGTCAAGACGTTGGGTTTGATGTCTCGTTATCATCACGTTTCGGTTGTAACCCAACATCTGATTGAAGTTCACGCCACTTTGCACGAAGAGCATTTTTAAACGCTTTATCGTCTTCTTTGTGCGCTTCTTCAAGGTTGCCAGCAGTTCCTGCAATCTCAAACTTGCTACGTGCGGTGTCTATCTTGATCGGATAAACAATTCCATCGCGGCCGGCACGATTTTTGGCGATATATAACCGACCCCAACCGGTCGATTTTTCATGTGCTTTCCTTGATATGCTCAAGACAACATCAGCGACCATTGCTTTACCATATGCTTCACTCATGTTTCCCAAATCAACGATGTCAGTCGTGGATCCTTCCTTATTTGCCTGGGAGGCGCTCCAGACCGGGAGCTGTTTCTCTGTTGCAAATCCTCGAAGCTCTTCATAGATCAATTTAAGTTCATGACGTAGAGAATCATATTGTCGAGTTGAACGCATGATATCAGCATAATCTATGATTATGATGCCAGGCCTGAATCCCTTTAGATCGAGTCTCTCAATGTGACTACGAATCGTATAGATCGTAGCTGAGTTTGTTGGGAACTCTTTGATCATCAGACGACCCAACTTCATCGACTTGTACTTGCTAATGATGTTGTCCTTGTCATCAATGACGTCATTGGAATCGATGTCACATAGATTAGAGTCGTAGCGACGTCCAACCGCGGCCTCTGACAGTTCCATCGTGTAGTGAAGAACGTCAACACCATGACGCAACGCATTTGCACCTAAAAACGTCAAAAAATGTGATTTGCCAACTCCCGTCGGCGCGCAAATTATCCCAAGTTCACCGCTACCAAGACCACCATACATTATATCTTTACGATCAAGCTCATCTAAGCCTGTCGGAACACAGTTGCGCTGTAGCCTCGTAAACCTTGATTCATAATCAGAAAAGAAATCATGACCCAATCCCGGCGTCGTGCCGACACAAACGGCTTTCTTTATTCCCTCAACGATCTGTTCGTATTTTTCAGCTTGCATCTGATCGACGGCAACCTCTAACGCTTGTTTTAGAGCTTGCTTTCTGCAAAAATCAAGTGCTTTTTCTTTGACATACTGAAGATCACCAGGGTCTGGATTCATACGCATCCGTTGAAGGTAATCAATTATCTGATCCCTCAATACGATGTCTGTACCAACTTTTAGTTCATCACGAACGATGGTAACAAGCAATTGCAACGTCGGAAACACCTTATATTTCTTAGCATGACCAAAATACCTGTCGGCCAAAAAAACAAGATACTTTAGCTCAAGATAGTTGACATCAAACACCTCAACCATCTGATCTGCCCATGCACGGTCTGACAACAAAGCCTGCACGATCTTTTCTTGAAAACTCTTCCCATACTGTCCAAATGTCACACGTGTTGACGTTGTCAACGCTTCTTCACTCATCGCTTGTCTCCGGTCTTATATTCAATGTTCTCGATGCAATTGAACGCATAATAAAAATTTTCGACATCAAAATCACCAATCCCCTCTTTTATCAGCTGCTTGATGAGACCCATCTTATCAACTGTTGGTTTGAATGAAGAGATCAGGTGATCGACTTGTGACGCTTGTGTTGCAGATAACATAGACCCGTCAAGATACACTAAGTCCCAGTTACGTTTTACGTCTGACCAACTGTCAACGATTCGCTTGTACATCGTTGACTCATCTAAATGAGAATGAGCATAGTCATGTACGTCTTGTAACAAGATCTCTTGTTCTAACCCAAGAAATGGAAACCTTTTTGCGACAGTCTTAAACCCAAGTCCCTGTATTCCAGGAACATTGTCGCCGGGATCTCCACACAATGCTTTTGCGATCGCAAAGTTCTTTGCAGTTACCCTAAATTCGTCTAAAACATCAGGTTCCATGACGTATGTTTTTTTGTGTAAGCTATAGATCTTTGTCTTATCATCCAACAACTGATACAGATCTTTATCTGACGATGCAATCACTTTATGAACAGCTCTCATCGGTCCGCGTGATAGGTATGCAACGACGTCATCTCCTTCACAATCTGAAACGTAGATCTGACAAATAGGCACACATTTTAACATGCCAAGGAGCGCAATGATCTGATGTTTTCTATTTTCGTCAGTGTCTGGGATGTCGTCAGCGTAGAATCGATTCAATTTTTCTGGTCTTCTGTTCAACTTGTACTCTGGGTACAACTTTCGACGACGAGAGCTTCCCCCTCCCTCCCAACACACATAGACTGCACTTGGTTGTTGTTCTAAAACAAGTCGCCGCAGCGTCTTCAAAAATCCAATGCTACCACCCATCTGATAGCCATGAGACGACATGGTGGGATACGCTGCCCAACTGCGCACGAACGCGTTCATCGCATCCACAATCAACACCGGACGCTGTTGTATTGACATGTCAGTTACATTAATCTATGTCTGACAAGCTGTTCAGAAATCAGGCTTTTCGACCATTTTCAGGCATGTCTAAGATCATGATTCTACCAAACGTCACCTGTGGAGCACCTTCTTCAATATCAAATGTTGCCACGATCTTTACGTAATCATTCGTTTGAAGGCTATCTTCATAAACCACAAATCCCCCACCACACTTGAGGACACCAATTTGTCGAGAAGCTATGTCAAGTTGTCCTTCAATTGGATCTACTGGAGAAAACAACACTGTCGCCTGAAGAACACAACATAAATCGGGTGAAGCATAAACTTTCACCTCATGTCGTATAGCTCTACCGTTCTTACTAAACGTAAGCTCTTGTAGTTTGTTAACACAATCGACCATCGCTTCAATGAGCGTTTCATACCATTCACGAACAGTTCCGGTAAACCTTGGTCCATGTTGTTCACCTTCTTTTAACTTACCTTTTGCCTTGAGATCTTTGACAATAGCATCCATCACCTCACCGGTGTTCTTGTTGACAAATTTACCGGGAAACCGCGACCAATACATCGTTATGTCCATGATATCACCTCTTTCCTGTCGAACCAAATCCACCGACCGACCTCAACGTTTCAGACAGGCTCTCAACGATCTCAAACGTAGCACGAGAAACTGGTGCAAAGACGAGTTGGGCGATGCGATCGCCCTCACAAATCGTTACAGGATTCATTCCCAAGTTGATCAACAATACTTTGACTTCACCCCGAAAGTCACTGTCAATCGTGCCCGGAGCGTTCAGCACCGTCAGTCCATCTCTAACTGCTAAGCCAGACCGAGGCCTGACCTGACACTCGTGGCCCTCAGGAAGCTCGAGATAAATTCCCGTTGAGATTAGGTGGCGTTCACCAGGTCTGAGGATACAATATTCTGTTGAACAGACATCAGCGCCAGCCGAACCAGGCGTCTGATACGTTGGGATGTTCTTTGTGTACTCTAGTTTGACGTTGATAACATCATTCATCAGGTATCACCTCATCAGATTCAGACGTCTCGCCTTCATCTGATTTTTTGTCGTTGACAACTGTGTAAGCCTGATCGATGATCTTATCAACAAACTGCTTATAAGCAGGATCTTTCATGATCTCATCGAACTTGCTCTTATTAAAACTCTTTTCGATCAACACTTCACCAGTCGTTGCATCAGAGACAGTCAACAGTCTCCATGCAGATGTCCCGGAGATCTTTGCTTCGACTTTTGTTGAATTTCCCTTTGTGTCAACATAATCAACGAAGACTTTGTTTGATTCGCAGTATGAACGAACTTCATCAAAGATGTATTCATGCTCTACGATGCCCTTTCCAAAGATGATATCGAACTCATGCTTACGAAACGGCGCTTCAACCTTATTCTTTTTGATCGTAAAGATGACATGGATCCCAATGATGTTACCCGTCTTTGGATCTTTGACTTGCGTACCGGAACTCAAACGAATCCTGACGCTTGCATGAAATGGGATAGCCTTCCCACCTGGGGTTATCTGAGGATCACCATGCATCACACCGATGGCGTCCCTGAGTTGGTTCAAGCACAGCAACGTAACGTTATTTTGACCCACCACACCGGTGATCTTACGCATTCCCTTACTGATCACGCGAGCCTGAAGACCCATCGTTGAATCTTCATAGTCACCGTTTAGTTCTGCCAATGGCGACGTGGCGGCAACTGAATCCCATATGACGACGACAGGCACGTCTTTTTTCAGTGCTTTCGCTTTAAGGATCGTGTCCTCAATTGCCTTGAAGACGTGTTCTGTTGCGTGCATATCCATATAGACGAATCCACGTTTGATGTTGATCCCCATCTGACCAAGCTTCTGGATGGGTGTGGCGTTCTCTGTATCTACGTAAACAACTATGCCACCCATCGCTTGGGCATTGGCTGCGGCATGATATGCGAGGTGGGACTTACCGATAGATGGTGGTCCTGCGATCTCGATGATCCGACCTTCAGGATAACCACCCCCAGCTGCATTCCTGATCGCATAATTGAGTTGAATTGATCCGGTGTCTAGCCAACGTTTGACAACGGTCGGTGCTTCAGTTTCAGCAAGATTGTACGCAACGCGCATTCCGAACTCTTTATTGACGTCGCGTATCAAAGAGGCAGTGAGATCATCGATCTCACTGCCACCCTTACTCGACTTAGTCGAAACGTCGGCTGCGGTGACTTTATTCGCCGCTTTTGCCATTGTTTATCTCCTTACTCGTCGTCTTTCATCAGTTCAGCAAACGCATCATCAAGGCTCTTTTTTTCAACTGGTGTCTCGCTATCAACATCAGATGCTTTCTTTGCCTTAGGCTTTGCACCCTTCTCGGGCTTCACTGTTGACACATCAAGCTTGACATCACTCTTGACCTCATTGACAAGCTTATCAAGCTCATCATCACCATGAACGGGACCCTTGCTTGTGCCATCGCCGGATGTTGCTTCACCACCGCTCAACCAATTGTTGAGGATTGTTTCAATCTCCTGCGTTGATTTCAAACGATACATGTCGTCAAGGTTTGGCACGCCTTCCAACCAGGCTTGTGCCTGCTTCGAATCATCTGACAGTTTGGTTGGTCTACGGGCAGCATCAACGGTCGTGTCCATGAACTGCTTCCCTGGCGCTTGTGACAGCGTTACCTTGAGATCAAATCCCTCAAGAGGATCGAGGATGTCACCGATCTCTTCTTCGGTGAAGAAACCAAGCAAACGTTGGTAGACCAACTTGCCGAACGACCATACCTGAACGCCCTTATCTTCTTGACCCCTGATCACAACGGGCATGTATGCCCTCATCTTGGGTTGTAGTTTCTTTGCGACCAGACGGTCGTCTGGTTTACCTGAACTGTAAAGCTTTCGAATCAGATCGTTGATGGGATCTGGTTTTCCAAACTGGTGTGGTGCCAAGATGCCCGGGTTATTTCCGATGTAATAGAACCACTTCTCAAGAAATGGCATCCCGTCGGGGGCACTCTTCCACGGAAGACCCCTCACCTTGTGTTCTCCAACGGGTGGTTTCCACAGTTGGATTGATGAATTCTTTCGAAGACCGCTTAATTCCTGAACGCGTCTCCTGATCGCTTCTAAATCGATTGCCATGATAATATTCTCCTATTTCCGTTTTCCTATTTCTCACATATAGAACGGACGTTCCACCATGGAACAGTCTGATCATAATGCCAGAGTTCTAAAAGTTCAACGCACAACTAGACGTTAGCGTCTATGGCGTTTTTTGTTCTTTTTACGTCCAAGCTTGTCAGGATCCATTCCCAGCGGAGCAACATAACCCGCGACAGATCCACAACCTGAAAACTCATTGACTTCTTCAGTTCCTTCATCATCTTTATCCTCGTCCGAATCCGTTGGTGACAACAGCTGTTGCGGGACCCTTGCAAGGTGCGCTTCTGCCAGTGCCAATTTTATGTACCTCACGAGCAAGTTGCTCATGCCAATAAATATATGACATCAAAGCAAATATGATGATTAAACATCAATTAAGTTTTCTAATCGGTGACTGGTTGTGTGCCAACAAAAGCATCATCAAGAGGATGACGTGTTTCAATTATGACAAGCGTAGAACTAACGAACGGCGCTGTCGAATAATCAAAATAAGCACCCGTCTCATTAGAAGTAAACCACCCGCAGACAAACTCTTCATGATCACGCTTGCTGATGACTGTCATGTCAGGTCCGCCACTTCTCAAACGAACAACGTCACCAATCTTGACATCTCCCAACGTATATCTCTTCATAACATTATCAATTAATCTATTCATGGCAACAGTCCCTTTTCTTGTTTTGTTGAAATCACGTCGGCAATGTGAACCAAGTCTGCGAGCATCGGCTCTTTCAGCTTATACGGCGCGTTTTCATCAGCATATTGACCATCATTTAGCTTGATCGCCAACAACTCATCTTGTGTCAACTTAAGACCAAAGTGTTGACATAGAAAGATGCCACGATCTGGGACAGTCATGTACTGCATGTCCTTGTTATACGTGTATTCTTCTCCCAATTTCTCAACACGCCATGAATCTGTCTGGGCAACGTAATAATCACGTTCATGGTCACCAACTTTACCTAAATCGTGGAAAAGTGAAGCGATGATCAACGAGTCTTTAGACACTTTCCATTCAAATGCTTGTGACAGCCTCATCGCGTTGCCCAAGACCCTCAGCGAGTGATCAACTAATCCCCCTGGGAATGCACTATGGTAATCGCGCTTTGCTGAAGCAGGAGCGAGACACAACCGTTCGCCGAGCGAATCAACCATTTTCAGGGCAACTTCTGACCTATCACCAAGTTTTTCACATAACGAACGAAACTTGTTCCAGTTTTTTTCAATTTCCTCAGGTGTCAATGACATGATGATATCTTACAGTACGTACATAACGTTGTTCACGACAATTGTTCTATCGTAACGGGAAACTTTTGAACGTAACCTTTGACTTGAACGTGTTTAATGTTGTGCAACTGATCTAGGTGCTTCTTTTGAACATCAAGAAACAACCCATCGTGTAAGATGAATAACGGCCTGGCGCTTGGGGCACTCTTTGCTAACATTTCAACGATCGTTGAGAATCCCATCAATGATACGTCCACACCGGTTGATTGCGCATAATAATTGATCATGACGTGATCAAGTGGTTCATCGATCGTCACATGACGACCGTAACGATTGACAATCTTTCCCGTTGCAATGAATTGCTGCTTGATGCGTTTTAGTAACGACTTTGTGCCAAAATACGATTTTACGCTGCGAACGAAGTCATTTAGCTCTTTTCCGCTCAATCCCAACACTTTTCCCAACGCTTGTTTTGAACTTCCATACAGCTCAGATATCACGGCGGCTTTTGCTGCTTTCCTTGTGATGTTTACACCCATCTCTCTTGCGATCATTCCATACAGATCGTGCTCTTCACACCGACGACCTGCTTCATAAAGCAAGATACGAGCTTCAAGTGCAGCAAAATCGATTGTGACTATGACACCATCATCACCATATTCTGACGAAATGATGTTTCTGTATTCCCTTTTCAACGTTTGAATGTGTGGTCCGTTGAGAACGGTCAAACGACCAGTTATAGAACCAAACCTGTCATATGTTATCGGATCAGCATATCCTCTTACGTCTGGCATGAACGTCTTTACGGTATGAACGTTACCAACGTTAGTTGACACCAAACGTTCCCACTTGTCATGACATACCTTTGCACGTTGCAACGACCGGAGGACACCATTTCCAGGCACCCATGTGTCACGATAATAATTCAAGGGAAGAAGCTGTTGGACGTTGGTTAGTTGATCAACGAGTTTTCTAATGAAGTCACGATGACACGATGCAGGCATCACTTTTTGCCATGGAACAGCCATTGACTTATCGGGTAACAGTGTCTCCATCATCTTTACGAATTTTTCTTGTGGACGAACATCAAACTCGACGCCAGACAATCGTAGGAGCGTGTCAAGGCACCAGTCGCTGTCAACTTTAACGTGACCACTGAGATGATATGCACCGTTAGGAACGTTTGTCAACCACGAATATTCGCCACTTCTGCTGCATAGGTTCAACTCTGTTCCCAACACACATGAATCTATACAGAAGTCAAATGACACGAATTGAATCGTACACTCAACAACGTTGTTCTACAAACATACGCTATTTCTTGGGATCATCAGTTGACATGTTTGTCAGCCAATCGATGATGTTTGGAGCGCCTTCAAACACGCCGTAAGCATCTGCAAAACCAAACGTCCACTGTGTTTCAAACTTACCTGGAGTGAAGACGTGGTTCAGTGCGGTGCAGATATAGAGGTTGTCCAACGACGTACCCGTGTTAAAGTCTAAAAAGTACATCTGTGCCAACGTTGCGAGTGGGCAACCCAACGTCGACATCGTCATCTGAGCAGGGATCACCCGTAAAGGTATCCCACCCTCGCCAGACCCGTTTGGTTGTGCGGTATTTCTGATGGAATTGCTACGTTGCATGTTCACAGTGCTCAACAATGGTTCAGCCTTAGATGACAAATTTGCCGCCGACACAATCGTTCCATTTGCACCATACGTGATCGTTGGTACGAACTTTGAAACGAGGTCTTTTACCTGTCGACCGTTGACAAATTCATTGAACTGAACACCACTTTTCTTATCATCTGCGTCTTTTTGAATTGCGTTTGATGTGCCGACAACCGCAAGATATTTTTTGAGCTCCGGGCTTATGTTAGAAATTGAATTTTGTTGCAATTTTTCCTTAGCATAATCCGTTGATGGAACTTGAACAAAACCACGACCGTCTGACGATCTCAACATCTGCGACGCGGCAAGGTGAGGGTTTACTTGTTTGTCATAGATATGAATTCTCATGATCCGACGAAGGTTTTTTTCCTTTATGTCTGACGAAAACTGTGAGGCTCCATCTTTTGCAGAATACGATAGCCTCATCAAGATATCACTGGTACCCTCATCATTAGCTTTTTCATGTGATGTCTCGATGTACATCTCGATGTGAGGTTTTTTAAACGAACCATATTGCGTCATCAAGTTTGATTGTGCGGATTCAAATTCTTTTTGTTTGTTTTTGCTGACTTGTGCATCTTTATTTTTCGGATCGTATGGTTCATAGTATTGACGAAGTCCATAGCCAATTGCGCGGTTATCAAGTACTTGTGCATTGATGACAAGCTGCAAGAATTCCTCCAATGTGACCTTTTCTCCACCTCGACTGACAACGTGATCACGATATTGATCTTGAAACGTTGCAAGGTCAACTGGAAAATCAGCAATGCTATGACCACTGACGGGTCCACACTGTTCGTTCAACGAATAAAAGAACACCTGAAGTTCGTCGACAACATTTGTCGACACTATTGACTGGACTGCAAACACAGAAAACAACTTACCAAACGACACAACATTCTTCTTAAAATCGGTGACTTTTGTCTGAGGTTGCTCATGAAATTTTTTGATCTCAGCGATCAACGGGCTTTCTGCTTTTTCTTTTTTCTTTGATTCGTCCACACAAAAAGGATCTGGACCTACTATCAATTCATCAAATTTTTTCTTTATTGTGTCGGTGACCCTTGTCTGAATTCGTTCTTTGAGACCAAACTTCGTCTTGTCGTTATCTTGCTTGTAAATTTCCTTCAATTCACTGATCAACTGTTTGACAATTGCATTATCTGCTTTCGTGTTGTTCTTAAACTGTGCCTCGAGTTTGTTGATCGTCTCCAACGCTTCGTTTGCTTTCATGTTTGGAAATTCACCGACCTCGGCAGCATCTAACACCTGAAAGACCCTCACTTCTTTGTTGACACCCTCGGGCGAATCTAATTTTAGCTGTTTTCTGTGTTTTGCGATCGACTCGCCGACTCGCTTTAAACGCTCAATTGTGTGCGCTGCGTCACCAATAGTGTCAGACACTTTGAGGTTACGAAGCTCAGAAAGTCCTTTTGTCGCAAGTTCTAGCGTTATGACAACCTGACCAACTTGGTCAAAGCTAAAGCTAGAGTTAACCAAACCATACGCTTCTCGAGCTAACATCGTGTTATTGATGTACTCAAAATAAGGGTTGTTATTTGATGTTGGGGCGCGCCAACCATATGTCAGCCAAACTGTCGTATTTGAATACGATTGTGGTCTGATCAGATCGCTGATCTCTGCAAGACGAGACCTATCATGTAACTTAATGACGAGTGACGCTTTTTTATATGTCATTATACCGACCGTTGGAGTCACCTTTATGTTCAATGACTCGATGGACGCAAACGGTCGAAAAGGATCTAAGACCTCTGTGTAACGAACACCACCGGTTCCAATGTCAATGTTGGGCAATGGGTTCACAAGAGTCTGTGGACTTGTGAACATCTCCATCCCTGCAAAACTTAGCTCTTTATTATCTTTAACAAGTGTCGTACCGTCAAGAATTGCCTTGTTTGGACCGTCTTGTGGTTTATTGACACCGCCCAACAAAAAACGCAACTGACCAGTTTGTTGAACATGATCGCTTGGGTTACGCAACGTTTGAAACTCAACATCAAGGTATGCTGACATCTGTGACAAGACGATCGATGGCATCGAATTCAAAAACAACTCGATCCGACGCGTGTTACGCATTGCCGGATGAAAAAACGGTGAGCGTGATGACATCAACATCACATCAAAGTCTTTGGGAATAGAAAAAGCCTTTCCTATCACCTCATTGATCCCGCTGATCTTTTTTATGCCATCTTTTGTCTGATACGACTTTACGTCATCTGACACATCAGACGTAAATCCTAACGTACTGTAGAGGTCAAAATACTTGTTTGCGTCATTAACTTGATCACTGCTTAACTTTTTAACGTTATCATTCAAGTGTTGCAAAAAATTTTTGACTGACCAAACACCCCTAGCATCATTTTCTAACAACGTCGAATATGCTGAATAAAGGCTATTGAACTTGTCGGCTGGACCACCGAGATTCAACCTGACCTTTCCAGCAAGATCTGCCGGCGTTGTCATGTTAAAGATCTGTTCTAATTTCGTAAATTCAGCTTCAGCCATAAATCACCCAATTAAGCTAGCAATATCACCAAGAACTGGGACAGTTAACAGCGTTCCGACTGGTACTTGAAGACCCCATCCGACATCGCTCGCGGCTGCCAAAATCCACCAATATCTAGCATCACCATACAAGTCACCCGCAAGCGTATCAAGGCGCTCAGCACCCCTGACAACGACTTGTTTTGAGACTTTTATCTGACCACTCGCGATACCTTTTCTGATCGCTTCTATTGCACGAGACGTTCCAAACTGTGTCCCAAGATTTAACACTGATGTTCTTGCGTATCTGCTAAATGTCATTTATAGACCTCACCTAGATTTTCTTACGAGGTGCTTGACGACTGACGGGATATATTGGTGCCCTATTGATTCCAAAGTGATCAAGTCCAGGTGTGATATCATGGATTGGTGAGAACGTCAACGTCACCTTACACATACGAGGTGCAACGCTGTTCACGTCACCTGTTTCCCACGTCACCTTGTCATGCCAATCAAAGTTCATCGTGTCAATGAAACCAGCAAGACCTTTTCCGCCAGTGTCACGAAATGATTTGGCAACGGCATTTGCATTGTTTCCCGTGTCTTCCATGAAAATGCCCAATTCTTTAGCAAAATCGCTGCTTTCAACAGACTCAGCAACGACTTCAAGCGCCTGATCTCGAGTCTTCTGCGTGGGCCGGAGCGTATTCTTCAAAAAAAGATATTCACCGCCAATGTATCTTTGGTTCAATTTGTTTGCGTTATCATAATCTTGTTTTATATTTGCAATGATATCTTGCAATGATTCAAGCGATTCAGGATCCGTGGTTAATTGAACTTTACCGATAACAGACCTCGGATCTGACGGGTTCTCTTTAACGATCTTAATTTCAAAAAAATCAGGGTTTCCAGTTGGCACAAACTGTGACGCAAACTTTGGTTTGGCACCCGAGCTTGAAGCACCAGGAGTATTAGGGGGTGATATACTCACACCGCCCGCTGAAGATGCAGGCGCGGCTGGATATGCGTAACCTTGTGAAACTTTAAACGTCTTTCCTCCAACTTTTTTAAACTCTTCTAACTTAGCAGGAAGCTTCACATTTATAATTTTCTGATCAAACTGTTTAAAAAACTGTGCAGACTTTATCTTGTTCAACGTAAAGTCAGCATTTCCCAATCCAAACAATCGAGCAAGACCAAACCTCGAATAGTTTGAACGTATCAAATCACCCAATCTGATCCTGATCAATGGAGATGCGCCGATCAGTTGGCTAAACGGTTGAGTGAACACAAAATCTGCAGGATTTTCTCCAGAGACGACTTTCTTACCTGACGTAAACTGTGGGTAAACGAGCGTGACGAGTTTGTTTATCTTCGTCCACATGTCATCAAAATCTTCACGTGACGTTGATGCAACGTAGAAGCTCATCCCTATCCTTCTTGTTGTTCCCTTATATAACTTGACTGGTTCGACTCGACCGTATGCATCGACAGAATCATAGTTTGCTGTGTAATCGTCATTCAATGACGCTAAAAACGCATGAAATCCGACCATCTCATTCGTTCTCACGTCGTGGAAATAGAAGGGAACGTATTCTGCATCAAACGTTTTTTCCATCTGTTCGACGATCTCGGTGCTGATCCTAAATCCGTTCTCTGACTCAGCAGAGATAACCGTTCCACGTGTACGACCATATATGTTTTCACTTGTGGCTTCGGTATCATACGATCCGAGCTTCTTTGCATACTTTGAAACAGTGACGATTGGTTGTGAAATCAACATGCTTGCAGGCGCCCTGTTGTTTGCCCACGCAAGTTTGAGAGTGCCTGGTAACCTGTTTCTACCCGCTGCGTTGAGGTCAAGCTTAGCATCCATCTGAGAGACCCTTGGTTCACCCTCAGAATTTTGATCTACCCACTCAGCCGGTAGTGTTAGGATCGAATCACCCAATTGTGCAAAGACGTTGCATGCAGAGATGATCTTTGACGATCGCAATACATCGATCAGTGACAATAATTGCTTTATGACATTGATCGGGTTTCCACCGATTTTCTTGATCTGATCAATGATCGTCAAAGTGGACCTGATTATTGTTCTCGCAACGATGGTATTGAACCCAGCATCTGGGCCTAACGCCTTCGTGACAGCACCAGACAATTGTCCCAACACACCACCAGAATCATCGATCCCAAAGAACGCATTTGAACCTTTTTTCAAAGCTGATGCAAATGGGTAATTTGTAGGTTGAATTCCCAACAAGCTACCGATATCAAGCGACAACAACGCTGTCGCGGCACCTAAGAGTCCGCCTTCATTCTTTTTCTTTGCAACGACGCGAGATCGTCCAAGCGCATACCGACCGATAACATCACGTGTCGGAGAGACAGGACCCGCCTGAACAAGGCTCAATATGAGGCTCAATCCATCGATCAATAATAACAGACCCGCAACGAGTGCCGCAGAGAGTGCCGCAGCTCCAAGTGCAGAAACACCCGACCATTGATCTTCTGTGTTATTGAGCGCGCCCCATGATAACGAACCTGGACTGATGAACTTTTCGTCTGGTATCACTTCTTCTGTTGTCAGAGTTTCCAACACACTTTTCGCGTTCAATGCGGTATGTGTGACTCTGCTTATCGCTAACTGAGCAACACCAGGCAACAAGGCTGATGCTTGACCAGGTCCAGAGTTTGCATTGAAGCCCTCATCGCTAGAATTGAGTTCAATGCCCGCTTTCATTGTGAGGATTGAGCCAACCTGTGCAAGGCGACCCATCGTAATCGATGGAGCATCTTTGTCATATAGACCCAATTTCTTCTGATCTGTCAATGAAGGATTGAACGTTGCAGATGGTTGAGACACATCATTTGCATTCCATGCATTCGCAGCGTCAGTAAATCTATTATGACTCATGATCGCAGAAACGTAAGGAGAAACCCTACGAAAGGTATCTGGATGACCGGCAACAGGACCGACGACTAGAGGTTTATCACCGACCAACGTACCAAGAGGCGAGACAAAAGTACTGTCACCAGATATTCCCGGCAACAGATCGTTACCGTCAGGTCTTGGCGCTGAAGACTTACCTTTTTTAAATTCTGTCTTTATGACCGACCACGATTCACTCAGCGAGTCTGGTGGTGTTGGCGCAAATGATGTTGAGTTTGGTGGTGATACACTGAGCGATGATGGATTTCCCCTGTCATCAGACAACCCAATTTCAGTTGCCGTCGGTGGGCTGCCCCTTGGAGGATCGATCGGATACTTGTTCGCAAGTCCCTTTGACGATCCCTTCTTTCCCATCGTGACATCGCTCAAATATTGAGCAAGCGTCACCTTAGTCGCCTTTGAAATATCTTTTACGTCGGTGTCAACTTTGACATTTCCATGATCAACGTTTCCCTGTGCGCCACCTTCAGACTCTGGGACACCGACGTCAAAAGTGTAGACTTTTCCATCAATTTCAAATCCACCCGTTCCAGTGTCAATCTTTGGTTTATCAGCCATCAGTCATCAACCGATCGAACCCGATTGAGAAACGGATTCAGTAACGCTAAGTACATCTTCGTTTCCTTCTAACGCCCGCTTGAACTTATCAATGAATGACGGATCGGACTCGGCTTGGGAGATGATCGGTGTCAATATGTCAGCAAGATCACCAACAAATCCCTCAACAAACGTTGAGATTGCTTTTCTCTCATTTTCATCTTTTGCTTTTGACAACGCGTGTTTATAGAAAGAATCATCACGCAACCGATCGATAAACTCTTTTTTGTTTTTCATCACCTTGTTCCCCTGTTAAAAGGAACCTGAACTGGCGATTCACGTGTTTCAGGTAGGGAACCTTCTTTTGCGCCTACACCATCAAGCGCGATGTTGATCCTGTCCCTGAGGAATGACTCTTTCCTCAAGATCATGACCTTTTCAACTTCATCAACGTTCATTGTGACATGAAAGTTAACGTTTAGCACAATATCCTTGTTCTTGATCGTCCAGTTTCCCTTTGCACCGAGACCCGCGGCTTTTGCAACAGCTCCCAACTTTGTATTGATGTCAATCTTTGGAAGACCTTCAAGTGCTGAATTCAAGTCTATTATCGTTGACACCATCTTTTCGATTGCATCTAGCGCGCCGCCGGCGCCTTTTGTACCGATGCTCTTTGATGCTTCTGCAACAGAAATTGCCATCTTAGAATAATCATTTGATGCACTGTTGATGAGTCCGAGGATCGTTTTTAGCGTGGTGAACGTATTTGTGATACCTGCTGTTCCAACACCACCTGACAACGTCTGACTAACAAGACCCACATAAGACATCAGACGACCCAATGGATTAAATCCATCATCATTCACTAAACGACCCATAAAGACACGTGCTGCATTGATCGCATCAATGGGAGCTTGCGTTACGTTACCCCCGGGCATTTCTTTGATAGAACCGAACAATTTAGCGACTTCACCAATGAATCCAAACATTGATTTCGCAACGTTGATGTTGCCCATCAATTTTGCATCGTCCGTCGGTAGGCCTTTAATCACATTTGCAAATGTCAAGATCAAAGGTTGAATGGTTTCTTTCAAACCATTCAACGTTCTAGTGATGTCTGGGACTAAGTTTAGAACAGAATTGTCGCCAACAGCGATGTTCTTTAGCTCGCCTTTTGGTACACCTGAGTTTATCGCTGACACGAGGTCGATGATCATTCTCATGACGTCTGAAACAATTTTTATGCCGTTGAGCTTACTTTCGGGTATCGTCTTCACTGCCTCTAAGACTGATTGAAGCGGTCCAGTCGTGATTGCACCGATTATTTTTTGCAGCGCTTCAGATTTTTCTTTTATGAACGTTGCGATCTTTTCTGATGTCGCTCCAGTCGTCTTCTTTTCTGATAAAACTAATCCTGCGACGTTACTTCTTTCGCTCGTGTCCTTCATCAATTCAAGCGTCTTTGCATCAGGCGTGAGGATCGAAGCCGCGCTCGCAAGCGCGCTGATCAGTTCGGCGATGGCCTTTGCGCGCCCGACGTCTTCTGGACGTATCAGGCTTGGAAGGCTCTTGACCATTTCTTTTATCTGCGCTGACACGTCTCTTACGTTGTCCATCATGACAGTCATGTATGCCTTCATCGTTTGACCAAGGCTACGTCCGACGGCAGGATCGAGGATATTGATGAAATCAGTCTGTGCAGAGAAGTACTCCGGAGGCGGTGTCATCGCCTTCATGACTTCTGTGACAGCGTGCAAGACAGAAGAAAAGATGTTTGCGGACTCCGCTAAACCTGGTCCACTTATGTTCAATTCTTTTATCTTCTCAACGACAAGTTCCACGAGACCTATGATACCCACGCCAGAGCCCTTCCTGCCGATCATCTCTCTGATGAGTTCAACCGTCTTATTAACCTTCTCTGGAAACGTCGTGACCTTTCCAGTCAACATCTCAGCAAATGACGGGGCCATCAGACCCACAAGCGTGACCATCGTGTCTGCAAACGACTGAATTGACTTCATTATTCCAAGGAACGCATCGATCTTTACCTGAAAGCCTGCGTCGATCTTAAGCTTAGCCAACGCCTCAACGATTCCCATTGCGATGATAGCCATCTGACCGACGGCGACGCCGATAACGCCCAAACCCACGGCAGCAGCACCCAAAGCAATTGCCTGAGGACCAGATGCAAGCGCACCGATGGCCATCGACGCAAAGATCAGAGGGACCATCGCAAGAAAGACAACCGACATCTTCAACATCAAATTTCCCGCTGACTCAAGCTCGGCAGGAGTTCCAGCCTTAGACATTGCAAATGCCAACAACGCGCCGACACCACCAACAATTCCGACAGCGGTGCTGATAATCAAGCCACCAACCAAAACGTCTTTCATAGAACCTGCTTTTGCAGCGATCTTAAGCGCCAAAGCCAACGGGACTGCGGCAACGACCATCGCGCCCAATACCGTAAGAGGCGCGACGACGTCATTGATTCCCTTGATGCCACCCGCATCGAGCGTCTTCTTCATCACAACAATGGCACCCGCCATCATCACTCCGCCGACGGCAAGAGCCGTAGCCATAGCAATGAGCTTCAGACCGAGCTTGACAGCGTCCTGAGCGCCCCATTTGTCGCCCTTTCCACCCTTGTCAACAGCTTCACCGCTAGCTTTGTTAGCAGCACTAATTTGATCAAGTCCCTTCGTATCTGCACCCTTGCTGGCGACTGTCTTTGATGCTGCAAGGACTTTTTCAGCAGCTGACATTGCAGCTTGTTCAATCGCTTTTTTACCGCCCCCGGTCAACGCTCCCAACGCTGACTTTGCAATCGTTGCTGTCAATGTGCTCAACATCGCTCGTCCCAACGTTGGACCAAATATGATCGCAGCGATCACTGGAATGGCTGGTTTAACCATGTCAATAAACTCCGATGACGTCAGATAACCATATAACTTCTTACCCAACGTGCGGACGAGTTCTAACAAGGCTGGAGCAATCGTCACCCATGCATGTTTAAGCGCTCCAACGAGTGGTTCTAGAACACCTGCGAGAAATCCAAGAGCACCCGAACCGCCTGAGGCAGCTTGTTTCAATTTTTCTGGATGCAAGATCATATCAGTAATAAATTTTATGCCAGAACCGATCTGATCTGACACCCACTTGATTCCTTCAGCTACAATCTTTGTGATTGTTTTAAAAATTGTCTTAAACCCATCCAACACTTTTTTTCCAGCGGGAGCTTCACGATCAAAGAAGTCAAAAAACTTTTTCTGAAGCTGTTTCATCAGCTCTGGAAAAGAGTAAACACCGGATGTCAGCTTTTTGAAAAAATCAGTAAAAACATCTGATACACCTGAAGCCAATGATTTGAATTTTGCAGGCTGAAAAAAATCAGCAATACCTTGAAGAAAATCTTGCATGCCTGGAAACAGTTGGACGAACGCACGACCGAGCTTGACTCCCTCCATCGTGACTTGCATCAATGCCCATCTTATATTCATCATGATTTCGCGGAATTCCTTTGATGCTTGGATGCCACCTAAAAATCCGTGAATAAAATGATCGAAGAACCCACCGCCTGGGCCGCTGCCTGACAGGACAAGTCGCTCAATCGCATCAGCTAGCTTTCCCATCGCGGCAGCTTGCGTTAACGTTTTCTTTTCAGCTTCGGCACCTTTTTTCTTGACTTCGTCCAATGACAAGCCTTGGTTTTTTGCAGAAAATGCCATCTTTGCCGTGGCTTCATCTAGACCCGTCGTCTGTGCCAAAAGTTTAAGTTCCTGACGTGACATCTGATCGGCAGATTTTCCAGCAGCGAGAAGCGATTTCCTCAACATGTCGACCTGCGACGCAGGATCTTGTGCTTCCATCAGCTTAAACGCATCAACAGTCACCCCGAATGATTGCGACAATTTTGCAGCATTTTCAGCAGCCGAATCAAACGTTTCAAACGCATCAAGCGTGCCAGTGATCTTTTCTAACTCAATCCCAAGCTTTCGTGCATACGTTGACGCTTCGGCGATCTGTTTCACTGTTGCACCAGCAAAGTGTTTGACGTCCATCAACGCCTTGGCCATATCTTTGCTAATCAGTTTAGCATCAAGTTTGAATGCGTTACCAAGCTCGAGCGTGTACTTTGTGGTATCTTTCAAGACGTCAGAAAGCTTGCTTCCAGTCGCCGTGGCAAGCTGTCCAAATCCCTGCATCTGCTCTGCAGAAATGCCAAGGCCTTTCTGGTATGCAAGTAACGCACCACCGTTTGCTTCAAACTCTTTTGTGAACTTGTTGAATGTTGCACCCATTCCCTTTGCAATCTCAACCATATATTCCATACGTTGGGCAAGGTTTCCAAAGACGTGCCATGCACTCAAACCAGTGTCAGAAAATCCAGTCAGGGATTTTGATGTCTCAATGATAGCTTTGTTTGTCGGACCAGTAAGGTGTCCGAACTCCATTCGCATCTTGCGCAAAGCTTCAGCAAGTTCGTTCATTCCCCCGGCATTTTGTGCAAGGCCAACGAGACCATCAAACATTTTGAAAGGTATCGATATGATTGAAGCAGCAACGTTTACCAAACCATCAACGAGGCTTCCAAAAAATCCAGTCACGCCTTTTCCCAGTGAGAAAAGGTTAGATAAACCCTGTGAAAAACCATCAATGGCGCCGATGGCTGTCGCACCGGCGACTGGAAACTTATTCGCCATCCACTGACCAAGGTCTTTTAGCTTGCCAGTCAATGTGATCGATTGTTTCTCTGTGTCTTTAAATTCCTTCTGAAGAGCATCAAGCTTCGTGTTATTGAGCTGTGACAGATCAACGTCCTTCAATTGATCCATCACCTGGATCAATTTTTGCGTTGCGGCGATCTGCGTGTCATATGACGCTTCAACACGTGACATCGACTTCGCCATCATGTCAATGGTGGACGCAAGCTTCTGTGTGATCGCTAGCTGTTCACTTAACTCGTCTTTTGATGCCACGTATCAATGCCTCATTTCACAGCGGCCAACGCACGCCTGTCAGGCGTTCAAACTCGTAAGCAGACGCATTCTTTAGGCCCAAACGATTGATGACAGATTCAACTGTCGCGCCCGGACGCCGTAACTCTTCTTGAAATTTTCTAGATGCCATCAGTGCATTTGCAACGGCTTGAACTTCATCATGTTCACCACGAATCTTTACATTCGTTGCTTTACCGACCAACCACGCGCCGACTGCCGTGAAAAACAACTTTCCAAGCAAGTTGAGTTGCAATTCATTCAAAGGTCCTTTTGTGTCGCTCATGTTCCTCAGAATTATGTATGCAACACCAACAATAGAAAAACCAAATCAAGTGAATCGACGTAACCTTGAAGGCGATTTTGATCTGATCCTTCCTTGCATCTCTCTGACATCTGGCGAGTTCTGGTGCAGGGCCCTTGACTGGTTTTGACCCTGCTCACTTCCTTTGTTCAATTCTTTGACTATTCGTTCAACGAACCAACGTTTGTAAGCAGTTGGCAACTGAAGCGTCTCGCTCCACAAGAAACCACCATAATAGATCAGCAAAAACGCTGGTTCTAGGATGAGTTGTTCTTTATCTTCCGGCCGAAGGCCAAAGAAACGAAGCACCAAACGGCATACCGACCTCTGCGGTATTTCCGCAGGCTGGGCACGACGTCTCCTGCTTCATCTTTAGACCAGGTTCATGGTCACGAATGTAGTTTCGTAACGCAAGTGAATCTCGAGCTGGCATCGCCCTCACGAACCCAGCGAGCTTTGCACGGTCTTGTTCGCCTTCAACAGACACGATGCTATATAACAAATTTGTCGTGACGTTTGCTTCATTCGAAAGCCCGAGCTTCTTTGATTTCTCTGCGGTTGCGACCATCTCTTCTTCGTTACGTCCAGTCAGAAACCTAAATCTGATCGTCTTCTGAGAATATGGAAGCTTGAACTCGAACAGGTTCATTCCTGCTGTGACAGGTTCGATGTCTAGCCTTTGAACAGGCAACTCGGCGAGGTTAAACTGATGAGGGGCTTTGACCCCACACTCGTTGTTTGCACACTCGACCTCAGCATCATACTCCGCACCATAACCAGTGATCCTAATCGCGACCATCAACGCATTCCTGTCACCCATCAACATATCAACGGGATCTACGGCCCTATCGACAAGACATGACTTGATCAATTCGCTGATGACAGTTCCCTTTTTGAGGTAAACTTTGTTGGTCAGGACGTCTTCTTCACGAGCAGTCATCGACCTGATCTCAACCGTTTCTTTTCCATGCAACGGATGGTTTGTTGGATATGCCTTGCCGCCCGAGGGCAGGGGAACTGTCTCAACTGGAATGTCGAGGTTAAATTCTGCTTTCACCTTATCGAGTGCTGACACCTGTGGGATCCTCGGATCTACTCCTGTGATCGGTCCGCTTGGGGGTCCAAAGACCTGATTTCGTTGTTCGCGTTCTTCTGACATACATTCTCCTGTTAGAAGCAATATTAAACCATGCCCCTTCGGACGTAAATGTAACAGGTTAACAATATTCGAGCCGTTTTTGATCAGTTGGTCATCGAGCGTAGCCTGGGAGGAACAGCACGCATCTGATCGATATAGTCCCAACGCCTATCAATCTCGGCCTCATATTGGTCGCTCGTCCAACCAAATGTCCGTAGAGCGTCGTTCCACTCTCTGTCATACTCCCGCCGAGATAACAGGCCAGATTGCAACTTTACGTCAAGATCGTCTTGGACGTTCATCAGATCTTCGAGCGATCGGATGTTCATACGTAACACGCCAGTCGCTAGCGCTTCTCTGATCGCAACTTTCAAGACACCGTATCGTAGCTTCACCACGATCTAAGTATGTCGTCAGACGTACGCTTTACTGGGATGTGGGCGTTCAATCAAGACATATACGTTTGCCCTGACATCAATCTTCATCGCTTTCTTGTCGTCTTCAGACAGTCGCCTGATGATCTTTTCATCAACGAGCGTGTCGAGCATCAGCTGAGTACGCTCAAGGCTAAACCCGATCTCGGCTGAGACAAACCCCATGTAGACGGGTTTGGTTGCCCTGTGAAAGTACCTGATGATTTTTTCAAGGGCCGTCTGTGGGACAGGAAAGCCATCGTTCGACCTGTTCATCGTGGTGGTCACTTTCTTCGCGAGACGCTTGATCCACGGCTCGAGTTCATATACGATATGTAGGTTCGATGTGACGTTCATCGGTCGACAAAACATCATATAACCATCATGTCAGATGGACAACACGCGCTTCAATTATTAGGCATTGTTCGAACTAAAAACAAATTTGGGCTGCCCCAAATTTTAACAACACCTGCATCATCTGCAACGTCGGCTTGTGTACGATTGTTTTTTACATCGGCTCTATACTTGAACCTGTCATAACGATTAACATAATCAGTCCACCAAAATCTTGGTTTCGTGACATGATCTATCACAAATCCAGCTTTCATATAACCGGATGCAGATCCAAGGCGCCGATCAACATATGTCACCAAATTTTTTGCTTTATTTGAAACTACCCACTCAGATGCATATGAAAGCAATTTAGACAATGCACCTGGAATGTTTCGTGATGAGCAGAATCTTGCTACTTCCCAAGATCCATCGTATTTTTTGTGAAAGGGACGACGTAATGACAACGCTGCCACGATCTCATCATTCAATGATAGACCCCAAGACTTTGTTGCTATTACATCACCATCAAGATGATTTTCGTTCATGAATTTTCGACGTTGAGCGCCGGCGAGTTCGACAATTTTACAAGCACGAGCACCAAACTTTGCTACATTAAAACCAAGACGATGTTTGATCATCTTTTCAACGATGGGACGTTTGTCGCGCCATTCATCTTCAAAAATTCTAAACATATTGATCCCATTTGAATCACATGTTTGCATCTTTTTAAGAACACGGTCGCTTGATGGATAAAACACATCTGAGTGATAATATAAGCCATCATACTCAATTCCGACGCGCTTGTTTGGGATCCAAACATCAAGTTCCAGTGGATAGATCGCAGTTCTATCAGACAGCACAGCATCTGAACAAAGTGATTTCACAAATTCAAATATTTCAAGCTGACACTTTGAAGCTTTTGTCTTAGGGTGACACGTAAAACACGTGGGCGTGTTCATGATCATCATTAGGTTTTTTTCTTGAATTGTGTCACAACATGTACATCGAAAATTGAACCGTTGGTATTTGTTTTTATATGGTTCATTTCCCAATATTTCTAGTGTTGAAGTAGCTTGTTTAATCTTAGCCAAGAACTCTTCTTGAGAAAAACGTCTAGACGAAGCACACGGATTGAACGCATAATTTTCTTTGATAGCACATGCTGACTTATAAACGCTTTCGTTGGTGTATTTTGTCAATCCTTTGTTCCACGGAACAAATTCACCTGACATAAATTTCATGCGTTTTGTTTCAGAGGATTTTTTTGCAGCCGCCGCAGCCTTCTGAGGATCTTTAGCGTGCCAATCTGTGATTGCTCCAGATCGATAACCATCATTTAGTGATTGTGATATTTTAACAGACGCCACTCTCACTTTTTCATCAGTTTCTTTTGTCAGACCATCGTTCCACACCTTATATTTTCCGCTTTGAAACGAAGCTTTTCGTTTCTCTGCAAATTCGCTCTGACGATCTTTGTCAAAGTATATGCTATCGATCCTTGCGTTGTGACCGCGAGCATACTTTGAAAGAAATCCCTTCTTCCAACCTGCCCATGGAAGTTTTACGTTGCACTCATTTGAACAGTTGCATGTAGGATGTATGCCGTCATGATTCAGAGAAACGTAATAATCGAGGTGATTGCTGATTCCATGCACGTCTGTGATGTGATCAAGGAAACGAACCTCTTGTCCAAAATCGCTGTCACACTGCGGGCACTTTAAACGTTCGTAAGCCATGACTTGATTGTATCATGGCTTACGAAGTTGTATAATCCAGTTTGGATTATTATTGTTAGAATTGCAATATATATTGATCCGCTTGAACAGTCAGAGAGATTTCCGTGGGAAGTCCTTCCTCATACGACAATTCTCCAAAGTTTGCCTCAGTGATTATAGCACCTTTTACGTCCCATAACTCTATTACGGTGCCGACCGGATCAAGGAGTTTGAGTTGGATATCTCTCTTATAGAAGTCAGCGTAACCCGAACGGCCAGAGACAGACTCAAAGTGAAGTCTGACCCACTCCATGACCTGTTGGGCACCTGAAGGTGCAATCGGATCATGTAGCGTGATCGCAATCGTGCCAAA